CCGACTATCGTCATCTTGCGCCGCTGGTTCTCCCGACTGCCCAGGGTCGTCCGACCTTCAAGGCAGAAGAGAACCTGTTCTCGGTCAAGCCTGGTTACTTGAAGCCCAAGGATGCCGTCCAGGCCGCCGCGATGCTCACGCGCCGCGCAGGTCTTGGCGAGATCGGTCAGGCTGTCCCACTGTCGCCCCAGGGTCGCTACAACGCGACTGTGACGGCGATCCTCCAGAAGCATCGTTCGGACATCGAGCGGCGCTGGGAGTGGATGGCGGCCCAGGCGATCCTGAATGGCACGATCACCCTCGAAGACGATGGGTATCCGGCCGCGACGGTGGACTTCAAACGCGATGCGGGCCACACGGTCGCGCTCACGGGCGGCGCTCGCTGGGGCGAAGTCGGCGTGTCCATCGTGGACAGCATCGACTCCTGGAACGACACGATGGCCGATGCCAAATTCGGTGGCCCTGCTACCGATGTCATCATGGGCACCCAGGCGTGGGCCGTGTTCAAGGCGGATGCACAAGTGCAGAAGCTCTTGGAAGCGGACATCCGCAACACCAGCGGAACGGCCCTGGACCTCGGCGTCGGCAACGGCGACAAGGTGCAGTTCAAGGGCAACCTGTCGCGGAACCTCCGTATCTGGGTCTACTCGGACTACTACGAGATGCCCGACGGGACTATCGTTCCCTACATGGACCCGAAGGATGTCCTCATGATCGGCCAGTCCGTTCGTGGCGTCAAAGCCTTCGGTGCCATCCTCGACAAGCGGGCGGGCTTCCAGCCACTCCCGATCTTCCCGAAGATGTGGGAAAACGAGGACCCCTCGGCCACCATGCTCATGACCCAGAGCGCACCGCTCATGGTTCCGGTGAACCCGAACAACACGTTCAAGGCTCGCGTCCTGACGTAAGCGCAGATCGAGGGCGGCTCCGGTCGCCCTCGGCCTCTCTATCCCTCTTAAACCGCAGCACATGACTGGAGTGACCTCATGGCAAAAGTAGACCTCATCGCGATCTCACGGATCGCCATCTCCACTGGCAAAGAAGGCTTGAAGTATATCGAGCCTGGGAACAAGTTCTCCATCGAAGAGAAAGATGCGAACTCCCTGATCAAAGCCAAAGCGGCCCGCCCCCTCAAGACCTCGGCACCCGACGGCACCAAAACCGTTTCGGACGAAGAGGTCCAGCGCCTCCAGATGCTCGAAGTCGCCAAGGAAGAAGGCGTCAAGGGCCTGACCAAGAAGTCCACGATGGAGACGATCTCGGCGAAGCTCGCAAAGCACCGTCAGGCCGCCATCGACGCCGCCATCGACGCCGTCGAGGGCGGCGACGACGACGAGAACGAAGAAGACGTGATGTAATGTCGTTTCGTGCGATCAAAGACACCGCCAGGGCTCGCCTCCATCAAGGCATGAAGGTCGAGACCCTGTGCTACGCGGAAGGGCCTGTCGGCCCTTCCGTTACTGTCTTCTGTAGGGTCAACTCGAAAGACGACGCGGTAGGCGATCTCGCCGGAACCTCCCTCGCTTACGCGGAGAGAACCGAAACGATCCCCAAGCTCATTTTCCTGGCCGATGAACATGTCCCCGCAAAGGGCAACGTGTATTCGGTCAGCACGTTCGAAGTGTATCGTGTGGACCACCTGGAGCCCCAGGACGGCATCACCATCACGGCGGTAGTCACGCGCGTCTCCAAGAATGAGATGTCCGCCTACGCCCCACCAGGAGCGTGATATGGCGAACTTCGCGGTGGCAGTCGAGGGGCTGGGGACACTAAGGGACATCCGAGACCTGGACAAGAAGTCCAAGATCAACCTTGTCCGAGCCTTGAACAAGACCACCCGCGATGCTCGCGTTGAAGCGGCGCGCCGGATCGGGGAAGAGATCAACCTCCCGAAGCGATCCCTCGGCCCAGCGGCGGGGAACCTCACGGTCTCGAAGATGGCCCAGCGCGCGAGCCTGGAGTCTCGGATCAAGGCCAAGGGCCGACCGACTTCTCTCGCCAAGTTCTCCAAGGGAACCCCAGGCCGAGGGGCGGGGGTCATGGTCGAAGTGAAGCCTGGACAGGCGTCCTTCTTGCGGAAGGCTTTCCTCATCAAGCTCCCCCAGGGCAACACCCTGACCGACACGCGGTTCAACCTGGGTCTTGCGATCCGGCTGGCACCAGGCGAGCGGATGGCGAACAAGTTCCAGCAAGTCCAAATCTCGAAGGGCCTCTACCTCTTGTATGGCCCCTCGATCCAACAGGTATTCTTGAACAACGCTGGCAAGGGCGTAGCGAAGGACATCTCCGATCCGTCGGCGGATGCCCTGGAGCGCGAGTTCATCCGGCTTATGGGGCTCAATAAATGACCATCACATCACCACTCAATGACGCGATCTTCCCGATAGCAGCGGTCGTCCCAGGCGATCCGTTCCGGCTCCGAGTCCAGAAGGCTCTCACGGAAGCGTTTCAACAGATCACGGTCGCCAACGGGTTCCGCACGGACCTCGGAGGCAGCGTGTATCGCGGCCGGACTCTCTTCGGAGATGACGATCCGCTACCAATGGTCTCCATGCTGGAAGAACCCATCGCACCGGAGGCGAACTTGTCGCCGGACGTAGGGACCTCGGCCAGCGGCGACTACGTTCTCATGGTCCAGGGCTTTGTCGTGGACGATAAGGACAACCCCACCGATCCGGCTCACGTCCTCTTGGCCGACGTGAAGAAGCGACTGGTCGAACTCAAGCTCGATGAACGGTTGGACGATAGAGTCTTCCGTTTTGGCCCGAAAGCGAATACTGTCGTAAGTGTTTCGTGGGACGGCGGCGTCGTTCGACCTGCGGATGAGGTCAGTGCGGTTGCCTACTTCTGGCTCCGCGTGACCCTCGACCTGGCCGAAGACCAACTAAACCCGTTCGAATGAACACCGAGAGAAAGGAAATACGATGACACTTGTATCCCAGCGCACCCCTGAATACGTCCTTGGACGTGGTAAGGTTTACTTCGCGCGCTTCACATCTGGGCAAGTCCCAGGCCCGTTCAAATACATGGGCAACACCCCTGAGTTCAACCTGACCATCGAGTCCGAGACGCTGGACCACTACTCCAGCGACGAAGGCATCCGTGAGAAGGACGACTCCGTTGCCCTGGAAGTGACCCGTTCCGGTTCGATGATCTGTGACGACATCAACGCCGACAACATATCCTTGTTCTTCTTCGGCTCGACCGTCAACGTGAACACCATCGCGGCGGCCGGACAGACCGAAGACTTCGCGGGCATGAACCAGGGCGACATCGGGCAGCTTGGCCTGACCATCCAGAACCGCGTCGGCACACGCGGTATCGAGAACTTCGTCCTCCAAGGCACGGGAGGCACACCGACCTATGTCCTGGGCACGGACTACTCGGTTGACCTGGATCGCGGTATGTTCTCGATCCTCGAAGGCGGCGACATCACCGATGGCACCGACCTCCAAGCGGCGTTCGACATTCGCGAGTCCACTCAGTCTCAGGTGCTTTCCGGCTCCGAGCCCGTGGAAGGTGCGATGCGTCTTCTGGAGAACAACCCCAAGGGTGCGGATCGCGACATCTTCCTGCCCTATGTCAAGATCACCCCGAACGGCGACCTCGCCATCAAGGGCGACGAATGGCGTCAGATTCCCTTCTCCCTGGAAGCTCTCAAGCCTTCCTCCGGCGAAGCGATCTACATCAACGGCAAGCCCGTTTACGCCTAAGACCAAAACGATTTCGGCGGGGGCTTCGGTCCCCGTCGTTCCCTTGACCCGCAAGTCAATCGCACAAACCTGGAGAAGAGCACATGAGCAAGCTGTCCACCTATACCCCATTTACGAAAGAGGTCGAAGTGTCGGGCGGTCAGTCCGTCACGATACGCGGCCTGTCTGTGACCGATGTCGGCCGGATCATCCATGAACACGCGGACACGCTGGACGAACTGTATCAGCAATACGTCGTGGACGACACGGAAGGCTCGCCAGAGGTCGATAAGCTGGTGAAGGCCCTCATGACTGAGGCACCCGCAGCGGTGGCTTCCATGATCGCCTCGGCGAACGATGAGCCGGACTCGGCCGCAGTCGTCATGACCATGCCAGGTATGGACCAGATCAAGCTCTTGATCGCCGTCGCCGAGCTTACCTTCCACTCGGAGGAAGAGCTAAAAAAAGTAGCGGAGACCCTGATACGGGGGATGCAAGCGGTGACGAACGTGGTGACACCGAAGGCAGATCAGGGACTCCCCGCAGCTTAAAAGGCTGGGCCTGGGAGTATCGGAAAGCCGTGAGCCAATGTATGGCCCACGGCCACTTCGAGGCCCGCTACTACCCCCTCGGTATGCTGACAAGCGAAGCCAACCTAATCGTCCGTAGGGAGAATAATGGACATGTAACCAATGCAACCCTTCTACAACAGGCCGTTTCAGGTGTATTGTCCAAGAAGGCAAACAAGGCTTTCGAGAAGACTATCAGGAAGCTCCTGGAGGACTAGATGGCTAGACGCGACGTAGAACTGGTATTTAAGGCCCGCGACGAAGCGAAGGGTGCTCTTACCGCGATCAACAAAGCTCTTAACGAGTTCACGGTAAACACCAAGGACGTTCGGGACGAAGCATCGAAAACCGATGTGCGCCTCGCCTCTCTAGGCGGGGCTTTTCGCGATCTGAAACAGGCGGTCGGCCAGCTTGGTGCGACGGGCCAGGTCGAGCGCCAGCTACGGAACATCACCGAAGAGATCACGCGCCAGGAAGCGGCGATCACCAGGACCGAGGCGGCCCTGGCCGACTATTCCTCGCGCTTCAACCAGACACGGCAACAGACCCAGGCGCTTACCCAGACCCAGGCCCAGCTTTCGGCCCGGCTTGAAAAAGCTCGTGCGTCTGTCGCGCAATCGGCCACGTCACAGAAGGCGCTGGCCTCGGCGACCAATGATGCACGGAAAGCCCAGCAAGCCTACGCGGATCGCCAACGCAAGCTGACCACCCAGATCACCGAGCAAAACGGCAAGCTCGCCGAGTATGAGACTCGCCTTGCTTCGCTCCGCACCGAGATCGCGGCCACCGCACAACCGACGGCGCAACTGACCAGGAACTTCGAGCGGACGGCGACATCCATCGAACGGACTCAGACCAAGATTGCCGATCTGGTCCAGACCCAGAACTTGGTCCAGGCTTCCTCGGATCGAGCGGCGGCGTCCGTGCAGCGCGCGAATGACATCTACGGTCGGCAAGCGGCCAACCTGGATCGGAACAAGGCGGCCCTGGAGCGCGTCACCCAGGCATACAACACGGCGGCGACCGCGACTGCGGCGTCGGCTAGAGAACAAGCTCGCCTGGAAGGTGCCGCCAAGAAGTCGGCCGCCTCCCTGGAAGCACAGAACAAGAGCCTGGACAAAGCTCGGTCGGCCTATGAGGCGGTCCAGGGCACGGTCGCGGAGACTGCGACGGCCCTCGACAAACTCGACAAGCGGACCCGCGCCGGACTGTTACAAAACCTGCGGGAGCAAATCACGCGGCTCTCCGAGACGAAGGCGCAATACAAGGCCCTCTCGGCCGAAGCCTCTCGCCTTGGCGCGGCTCTCGCCAAGACCACCAAGCCGACCAACGCCCAGGTCACGGCCTTCGAACGGTTTCGGGAAGCCGCCGCCCAGGCGCGCCAGGAGTTCCGCGCGCAAGGGCAAGCCTTGTCCAACCTGCGGGGCATCCTTCGAGAGTCTGGTGGCGATGTCGAAGCCCTGTCCAATCGTGTCCAACGGTTCGGCCAGGTCCTCGCCACAGCACGATCCGGTTACTCCGGCCTCCAGTCGGCATCCAGCACCGCAGCGAACGCGGCGCGTAGGCTCACGTCAGAGCTTGAGAGAGGGGCCAACGCCTCGGAGCGCCAGAATAGGGCAACCCGCAGACTGGCGGGCTCCATGCGCGCTGGAGCACAAGCCACGGGGCTCTTCGCCAACGCGATCCGCCGCTTCTACGGAGAGAGCCGGACGGCCCTGTCCTTCACCCAGCGTCTACGCGGTGAAGTCCTGGCCCTGGTCGCGGCATACGGTGGCTTCTTCGCGGTTATCGAAGGCATCCGTGGCGTGGTCAACGCGCAGCAACAGCTAGAAGCCTCGACCAACCGCTTGAACGTGGTCTTCAACCAGGACCAGACAGCGGTCGCGGGCGAACTGGACTTCATCCGCCGTAACGCGCGCCGCCTGGGCGTCGAGTTCGGCGGACTCGCGAACGAATACACCAAGTTCGCCATCGCCACCCAGAACACCAACCTGGAGGGGCAGGAAACCCGTAGAATCTTCCAGTCGGTCGCTGAGTCCGCAAGGGTCAACGGCGCGACTCTCGACCAGCTACAGGGCACTTTTGTTGCATTAACTCAGATAGTTAGCAAGGGAACGCTCTCGATGGAAGAGCTTCGCCAACAGCTAGGCGATAGGATTCCAGGCGCGATTAACATCTTCGCGGACGCCCTCGGATTGGGCACCGCAGAGTTCATCAAAATGGTGGAGAACGGCGAGATTTCGTCTGACTCCCTGTCGGCGTTCGCGGACGAACTGGACCGCCGCTTTGGCGACCAGCTTCCCGCAGCGTTGCAGACCACGACCGCCGCCATCGGTCGGTTCCAGAACTCCGTGTTCGAGGCGTTCCTGACCATCGGTAAGGGCGGCGCTATCGAGGGCTTCACCGATCTGTTGAACGATCTGATCGAGACCCTGGACTCTGCGGCGGCCGAGGACTTCCTGGCCAAAGTAGGCGGGGCGCTCCAGAGCTTCTTCAACGTGATCGGCTCGGTCGTTCGGAATTGGGACCTTCTGATCGTCGCGATCACCACCTTCACGGCCTTCAAGCTCGCGCCCATCATCATCGGCATCGTCGCCACGATGGGCCGCTGGCAAGCCATCATCCGCCTGACTCGTATCAGGACCGCCGCTCTGACGGCCACCCTGGGCGGCCTGGGCGCGGGAGCGCGCGGCGCGGCCGCAGGGATCGTGGGGATGCGGGTTGCCCTCCAGGCGCTCCTGTCTGCCACGGGCATCGGGCTCCTGGTCACATTGATCGGCACGGGCATCGGCATCTGGGCGACCAGAGGGTCCGAGGCGACCGAGATCATGCGGACCCACCGAGACATTGTGGATGAGGTCAAGAACGCTTACGACCAGGTGGGCGTCTCTGTGGAAGACGTGCGTGATCGGCTCCAGAACATCACGACCATCCAGGCCGAGAACAACCTTCGCTCCCTCCAGCGGGCCTATGAGAACACCCTGGACGCTTTCGAGGCGGCCTTGCCGCGCGACATCTTCGGGAACGTGCTGTCTGTGGGCGGCGGGTTCTTCCAGGAAGTCGAGACCTTGTTCCAGGCTTTCCGCAACGGCAAGCGCACGACCTACGAGTTCCGCCAGGAGCTTGACGAACTGAGCCAACGCTACGAAGACCTCTTCCCCGTAAACCGTGACTTCGCGGAGAC